TAATTAAAAAGGTATTTGATCTCTCATTACTGTAAATCTTTGTTTTTTCTCATCTATTGGCTGGTATATACCACCGCTTTTAAAATCTGGAGCTATTGTAAACATCCCCTGGCTGCCATTCTCTTTACGTTTTACTTTTTGTACATGAATCTGTACTGCATCGGATTTAAATCTAGTAATCTCGCCAAGTGATCTGTAAACTGTAACACAATTAAACGCTTTATTAAAGAAATCACTAGATCCAGAAATATCATAGGGAGTAGGCACTTTGTAATTACCATTATCATTAGATTCCATTTTTCTAGGGTGTGCTACTAAAAATAAATGCGTTTTAGTTTGCTGGCAAAACTGAGTAATTTTTGAAAGCATTACGCCTATGTAGGAATGATCTCGCTGTGCTGAATGATCTAGCATATTCCAGGGATCTATCACTAATAGATTTACACCTTTCTGAAATACTAAATCTCTGAAAGCCTCTAGGATCCCATCTAAAGTTAAATTATCTAAATCAATTTTAACAAAGAAAAAATGCTCCTCTATAAATGCTTTAGTGTTATTTAAATCATCATTAGAGCATACTTTGCCATTTAATTTATTTGCTAGGCGTTTTATGTGACCTTCATAGGGAAATGATTCTGGAGCAAAAAAAGCTGTCCTATGCCTGTAATTTAGTGCCATATTGCTTGCTATCTGATCCACTACATCTGATTTACCAGAGTTAGGTATGCCTGTGACTACAGTCCAGCTTCCCTCAAAATCAATCTTAAAATAATCATCACTATCACCCAGGGTAATACTGTAATTTTTAATTCCATTATCATTATAGTTTAAAACATCTTTCCAAATATCATTAATATTTACCACTCCCTCCAGAGGAAAGTGTTTAGCGGTTTTTAAAATGTTTCGTAGTACCTCAGCACCTTTTTCAGTTAAAACTTCATTAGCATCCTTAAAATCGCCAAATTCTACATATTTGCAGCGGTATTGCCCAAACCTCCTAGCTAATTCATTTCTAAGAGCTAAACCTGGTTGATCATTATCAGTACATAAAATGATTTGATTTTTATCCTTAAAATATTCCCAGCAGTTATCTAAATAATCTAGGCGCTGATTTCCTTTAGATGCTCCATTAGGTACTGAGCATACTGAGTAGATACCAGCTTCATGAAGTGATAAGGCATCCATTTCACCCTCTACAATGTAAATAGTTTCAGAATCTTTTACAGAATCTAAGCCATAGAATATTAATTCAGCTCCAGAAACCATTTTAAAGTTTTTCTCTGCATCTCTGTATTTGCAGTTTATGATTTCGCCCTCTCTGAAATAGTTAAAATTTATGGCTTTTCGTTTCTTTTGTATCTGAGGAAAGTATTCCACTGATTCGCCTATTTTCCAGTGTGCTAATGTAGCAGCTGTAATACCTCTTTTATTAAACCATTTTTCTGTTTTATCTGTAAGGTTTGTTTTTGCCTCTGGCGGCTTTACAAATTCTTTTTTAGGTTTAAAATTTACATTACCACTCCATCCGCAATTATGGCAGTTGTAAACGCCTTTATCTAAGTTTATAGATAGGCAAGGATCTTTTTTATTTTTTCTAGTGTGTGAGCATTTTGGACAGATTACCTTTTGCTCTATAGCACTTCCTCTGGGAGTAATTCCAATGCTTAGAAAATCAGTTATCATAGTTAGTTTAGTTTAGTTTGGTTTATAAATATAATTCCTTGTATCGTATTTTTCTAATTTTTTTAAATATTGTTTATCTATTCTGCCTATCAACTTCATATCCTTTCTATACCAGGCTATAATATGCGGTGCTGGATTAAATCCATTTTTTAAATTCTGTATATCGGCACAATGAATAAAACCCTCTTTATCATCTACAAAAAACAAAAACAATCTTATGCCTGTTTTTTCATTGAGCTTTATGTAATCATTATAATGCTTTATATCTATCCCTGTAGCATCCCATTTATTTAACCTGGATTTAGTTTTTACATCTATAGCATATATCTCATCTTTATTTCTGCTGGCAAAGAAATCAATCCAGTGCGGTTTATTTGTAATTGGCTTATATATCACGAATCCTTTTTCGTGTAGATAATCAATGATTATGCTCTCGCCTAAATCACCTTTTTTAACTCTATCTCTATCTGCCCAGTTACTCATATATCTACGTTTTTGATATCCTTTCCAAACTGATGCATAAATACATCAATATACTTTACGCCATCCTTATTCTTTTTTCTAAGTTTTGTTACTGATAAAAATTGCTTAACCCAAAAACTATCATTTAAAGTTTTTTGAATAAGTAGATACAATTTTCTAGGTGATACTTTATCCAGGCGATTAACCTCATCAATAGTATTGCACCAATTACGCTTTTCATTTGCTGTTTTAGGGCGCAAACTTTCATCAAATAATTCACAAATAGGAACAAAACTTTTTTGAACATCTGGCGGAAAGTCCGAAAATTTTTTCTGATCTTTTTTAGTTTTTTTCGGCTTTTCGGTATTATTATTATTTATATTATTATTATTATGTATATTATTATTATAGGGTTTAAACTTTTCTTTAACCCCCCCTTTAACTTTTCTTTGTACCCCCTTAAACTTTTCTTTAACCCCTATTAGGTAAATTTCACGCTTTCCATCCTGGTTAATTTGTGATCTTATTAACGCTTGATCTATAAGCTGAGAAACCCATTTTGATATGGATACTTCGCTAACATTATACAAATCTGCAAAGTATTTGTTTTTTGCCCAGCAAACGCCTTTTTTGTTAGATAGGGCGGTTATCTCGCCATAAAGTAATTTGGCATTAGGGGATAGTTTCTCATTATACCTAACCTCCGCTGGTATTATCGCATAGTAGTTTGGTTTCATATCTAAGCGTTTTCCACTAAATTTTTTATCCTATCACAAAATGATCTAATATCGCCAAAGATTCTCTGAAATTCATCCAGCGTTATCTTATTGTCCTCATACAACTCCCATAGCGTTTCTATCAGTAGATCATACTCAGCTCTAGTCATAGTGCCGATATATTCAAACCGAATAGAAACATCTCCAGCAGTGGTATTTGTACGCCACATTCTTTGATCTATTTCATTCCAGTAAACATTTTTATAATCAGTCATAACTCATATAGTTATCTATAATTTCTTTTGCGGCATCAAACGAATTACACCACTGAGCATCCCAGGAGGCATTTTTAAGGCGTTTTAAGCAATCTTTTTGGTTTTCTGTAGGTTTATTATATCCTACTTTTAATTCGAGCGCTAAGCCGCTGTAATTAGTTTTAGATGAAAATAATAAAATATCTGGTACTCCAGCCACTCCGCCTAAGTATTTAAACTTGTAGCGTTCAAATGGTGAGCGCTTGCCCTCATTGGGTACATGAATAGCAAAAGTGCCAGGATACTGCATCTTAATATAATTCATAACGCTGTTTTGGAGCTTGTCCTCTTTTGTTAAATATTTTTCGAATGGATTTTTTGTTGGCATATCTTAAATATCCTGGGTGTATAAATTTAGGTATTATTGCTTTTGGAGTTTTCCAATCATTTGATTTTAACTGGTTTACCTCCTTAAACAAAATTATATAATTCCTTTTAAATTCTGGATCAGTTTGAAATAAATCTTTGCAGCTCCTAATGTTATGTAATGCTGAGGCGTGATCTCGTTCCATAGATCTACCAATTTCTGAAAGTGATTTTTTTGTAAACTCTCTGCATAATCCAAAATAAATTTTTCTAGCATCTACTAAATGCCTTTTTCTAGATCTAACATTTATAAAGAACCCAAAATGATTTTCCACCTTTCTTTGTATTTGTTGTAATTCCATATCTATAATATTAAAGCGCCATCATCCATATAACCAGCAGCTCTATAACCTTTGGCTATTCCGCTGGCTAGATACAGTTTCCAATCATCTATAGCCGTATTATAAGCATCTCTGCCCTGTTTTATCATATCATCACTTAGAGCATAAACCTCTACGCTATATGGATATTTAGTTTCTACTGTTATAAATCTAAAGTTTTCTGGAGGAAAACCTAGCATATCAGAATAAAAACACGCCTGTAAATGGTAAGCGAATTTATATAGGTCCCTCCTAAATGCTATAGGTGAGTTATCCTGGCAAGTTTTAACATCACCGATCCAATTATCACCAAATACATCTGGGCGCACTCTAAAATCTAATCCATTTACTTTGCCATAGTGAGAAAGCTCCACAGTTCCAGTGCAATACTTTTGCGCTAGATCATGCTGCTTAAAATTGTACATAATACCAGATATGATTTCCATATCCTCATCCCTTAATATTTTGCGATCCCCAGCCAGCTTTTCGTGCTTTGCTTTTATTTGCTTTCCCTCTTTAGTGCGCCCATCGTATTTAGGTACTAAATAATAATCTTTATCAAATTGCTTTTGTCCCTCTAGCATTATGGTATGAACAGCAGTCCCTAGAGCCATTGCTGGCGATTCTGTAAACTTAGCTTTTAAATAATGCTGTACCGATTTTTTATAAATCATTTTCAATCCACTCGCTGATATAGATTTATGTGAATGGTACTCCTCGTTAGTGTCCTGTTTAGTATTTAATGTTATTCTCATCTAGTTTGGTTTTTAAATAATTTACTTGATCTCTTAATAATGATACCTCATTTCTGCTATTGGCAACATATTCCAATAATACCATAATCCTCTCCTCCATATATTTGATATCATCTGCTTTCCAGGAGCCATCTTTGTTGTGTATTGTATTAGCCATATAAGTTAAATAAAAAGGGCAGCCTTTTACAGCCGCCCTGGTTAATTAGAAAGGTAAATCCTCATCCTGTGCTACAGGGTTTATCTGCTTAGTTACCTCCTCTTTTTTTGGCTCCCATTGATCTAATTCAATGTACTGCTTTCCGCTTTTAGCTGTAAGTACGTTTAAGTTTACCCAGCCATTTTTAGCGTTCTTTTGTAAAAAAGGCACTGCCTCATCTACTTTGATGCTTACGTTTCCGATTACAAATTCTGGAGCGGATTCTCTACGTTTAAAGCTGAATCCATCTGCAAAAACTTTTTCTGCTGTCATGATTTATTTAAATTTATTAATTATTTGTGTTTTGTACTCATCACTTACTTTATACTCGCTGAGTACTTTACGAGCATTTTCTTTAGTTCCTTTTAATACCGCCGCCAGATCTGATTTAGTTAGAGTTGGCTTTTTAACTACAGCAGCTGGTTTTTGATTTTGATTAGATATCGCATTAGTAACCTCCTCAGCGGATGCTACAGAGGTATCAATACCTATTCCTAAATCACCTAAAGCTCTACCCTTTGATGATGTTTCACAATTTTCTAAAAAAGATGTTTGATTTATTCTACTACTGCTCATATACTCCTCAGCGTGTCCAGTAGCTCTGATCATTTTATTCTCATCAAAAATTACAGTTCTAAATTGTACTACACGATCTTTTTTGATTTGGCATACCTCATCTTTAATTTTAATACTTTCCATCCCCCAATTTTCGTATTTTTTAGTGGATCTAAAATATTTTATCCTTTCATTAACTTCTACATAATCTTTTCCATGGATTTTGATACTTTTTAATTCATTCATAGTTCTAGGTTATTTAAATTTAATTTTAATTGTTTTAGCTTAATCAGCTCTGAATAAGTAAATCGCCCTGGATCCTGTAGCTTAGATCTCAAAGTAGCATAGGTAATACCTAAGTGATCTGTAACATCTAACCTCCTCAAGCCAAGGCGTTTTATCTCATTGATAAATTCTAATTCTAAATTATTCATATATAAAAAAAATAGGGGAGTTGCCTCCCCAGGGTTATTTTGTTAAAAATGTATATACTCATTTTTCCAAGCATTAACAACAGATTTTATTGATTTTACCTTTTGATATCCATTTTCAAATTCATCCCAACTTAAAAACGCATTGCGCCCTATCCAGTAAAATCTTTCCATTTGACAAGACTTGTCATATACGACACAACCATCTTTACCAGTAGTTAATGTTGTGTAAATTTCAATTTCATTTCCTTTTGATGTTGTAAATTTTGCTATTGTAGTACTCATAATTTCTAGTTGTTTGTTATTGTTTTACTTTGTAAAAGTAATAATAAATTATCAATATGCAAATATTTTAACAATTTATTTTAAAAAAAAATCCCCACTCAAGCCTAAACTATCATGGGGATCAGCAAACAAAAGGGATTGTTTAAACTGTTATTTTATTAGTTTTACATTAAACTTTGAATCTACATCATTAGTTTGATTAGGGCGGTGCATTGTTATTTCATATTCATTAGCTTTAATATCGTAGCGCATTGAATCTATATAACAGCTCGCATCCTCTCTAAAAGTTTCTGTACCAAAATCAATCCATACTTTATTATGAAGTGATACTGGAATCGGCTCATCTATAAGATTGTAAAAAGTACCCTCGTAGCGTGGCACAAAATCTCTAAAATCATTTAAAATTTCCTGGCTTACAATCCTATCCAAACTATTATAATCCTGTGCTGTAATTGCAAAATCTCTAGGGCGGCTATAAAAACCATCATATCCTCCCTGGTAACCATCAGCGCCTAAATAATTAGATACAAATACGCCTTTTACATCATATACAGCAGTTCTAGTTTTATTTACATTTTGTGCATTTGAAATGATTAGCTCAGTAGCATTATCATTAACCTCAGCAATAAATATCTTATCAAAATAGGTAGCATTAATTAAACCTAATCCAGAGGCGCTAGGGTATGTAGTAAATCTAGGATAGTGAATGTTTATAGTTACATCCATATCGCCCTCTACTTCCTCATAAGCATTTAACTCTAGCTCCACATTTTGCCAAGTTCCTACCTTAGTAAATGTAGGCAGCTTAGTTCTATTTTTTTGATTAATAGCAAATAATCCAGTTCCTGTTTGCCATTCATTGGTTTTCCAGTTGTAATAAATTAAATCATTATTAGCATCATAAGCGTTTACTATCACAGCTATCTCATACTTCCATACATCATTAAAATTTACCTGGGTATAATCTGGATCACAATAAAAAGAGAAACCTACTTTTAGTTTTTTAGTTTCATCAGTTGTTATAGTATTCATTACAACTTCATAGGTTTCATCAAAATCTTTATTTTCCCTAGCGTGTACAGTTGTTTTTATTGATTTATTTCCTACTAGTACATAATCCTCATTAGTATTTATAGAGGTATTTGGTCCTAAAGTATAATCATGATCATCATATAATAGCTGAGGATTCTGATTTATTATTTTATCGCTCTGTACTTTTACATCATACTTTACAGTTTGATATGGGCGTAAATATTCTTTATACAAATCAGCGCCAACTGGTTTTAAATCTGTAGGTGCTTTAAGTAGTATATTCTCATCAGTAGTAAACTTATAATTACCTAGGCGATCGTAAACCTTGTACTGAGTTATCTCCTCTCCAGTATCTATTAGCTGGTTTTTTATTGATAATCCAATATTAAAATTAAACTGCTGATTAATATTAGTATCTATTAGATTGCTATTTGATACAACATACCAGCGCCCTTGAGATTGAAATACTCTTGAGTTTGTAGCTCTTAAAAATGATTCTAATACCTCTTTAGCGTTTCTAAAATCTAGCTTATCATATACGCCAAACTCATTTAAAACTATATCATGGTATAAAGTATCATCAGCTCCACCTCCAGATTTTCTTATAGTATTGGCTACATATATATCTAAATCTAGTTCTAAATAATTGAGGATGTAATACATATAAAAAAACATCGTATCCTCATTAGAATCATAACCACCATCAGCAGCATTAGAATAGGGCGCATCATAGGCATCTAATGTACCCAAACCATCATACGCCACTAATTTTATAGGATTAGGATATGGCTGTAGGCTTTCCTGGTATTGATCGGTTTGTAACCATCCCTCCCAGTATATCTCAAAACTGTTTTCCTCCTCCCAGAAATAGTTAGCTTGCTCCCACTGATCTATTTCAGTATTCCAAACTTTATCCTGGTCTAAACCAGTTGAGATTCTTACTTTGTACTCACGCTCACTGGCTCTATAAAAAGCATCATAGCTAGTATCAGCAGTTTCAAATAAATTTAGCTCGCAAGTTGATCCAATTATAGGAGTATAGAAATCATCATCACCCTCCCATTTTATTACTACTGGATTAGCTTGCCCTATAAGCGGAAAAACCTCACCAGAGTAATCTTTTTGCAATATTTCTACTCGCCTTAGATTTCCCTTTACATCGGAAAATACTAGCCTAAATTTAGTTCCGTATGCCATTTACTTATTTTATTCTGCTACGATTTCTATCGGCTCTTTGCAATGCCACTACTAAATCCTGTCCATTTATTTTAAACTCTCCGCCTACGTTTACATTTTGGCTACTGCCTCCCATCATTCCCTGGAGTTTATCTAATGGCGCAATTACCTCTGGATTTGATTTAGCTCCTGGATACTCACCCATCAGTCCCATAGTAGGTCCAGAAACTATTCCTCCATTTGCGAATTTTGGAATCGCTGCAAATGCTGCCATTACACCACCTACAGCAGTCGCTATAAATGCTGGAGTTGTTACGATAGCGGCTGGACCAGTAGCAGCACCAGCAGCAGTAGCACCAGCTATAGATTGAGCAATAGATTGCGCCAAAAACATTGATATGAGTTGTAGTATTGTGCTAAGTATTCCGCTTAGGAATCCTTGGAATCCAGATTCAGCTAATCCTAAAGCTCCGATAGCAGC